GTGGCGATTCTGGATCTATTGCAGCAGCACTTGCACAGGATCGCACCTTTAAGGAGCAGGTTGCAAGACCAGCACAGAGACAACTTGAAAAGATGATCAACAAGATTATTCGTGAAAAGACAGATATCATTGAGTTTGTATTTAACGAGTTGACACTGACAGATGAAATTGCACAGTCTCAAATTCTTGAAAGATACGTTAAGAATCAGATCATGACTCCTAACGAGGCAAGAGTTGTTTTGGACATGCCACAAAGAGATGGTGGTGATGAGGTCCTAGACCTTAAACCAGAAGCAGCAGCAGAGGCAACTACTACAAGAGCCAGAGATGCTGAAAGAACAAACAACAACTCTGACAGTTCATCGACTGTCGCTGGACGAAACCCAAAGGGTGAAGGAAGAAAAACTCCTTAATGTCCAATTTGTCCACAATGTGATACTTATATAAAACGGAGGGTATAATATAATGGTGAGCAATATATCCAAGGCCCATTGGAACTCAGATGGGGAAAATTTACGTCTTTCCATGCCACTTACTAAGGTGGACAAGGAGCGTAGAGTTGTTTCTGGATTTGCATCTTTAGACAATGTTGATAAGCAGGATGACATTGTAACAGCAGAAGCATCAATGGAGGCTTTTGCAAAATTCCGAGGGAACATTAGAGAAATGCATCAGCCACTAGCAGTAGGCAAGATGGTATCATTCAAAGCAGATAAGTATTTTGATCCAGAATCAAAGAAGTTTTATAACGGAGTATTTGTATCAGCATATGTTTCAAAGGGTGCACAAGATACTTGGGAAAAAGTTCTAGATGGAACACTAACTGGTTTTTCTATTGGTGGACGTATGAACAAGTGGGATGAAGGGTTTGACGAGAAGTCAGACAAGGCAATTAGAATTATTAAGCAATATGATTTGATTGAGTTGAGTCTTGTAGATTCCCCAGCAAATCAATTTGCAAACATTGTATCTGTTGAAAAGGTTGACGGAGTAGATGTTATTAAGGGTGACGAAACAGTTTTAGAGAATGTTTTTTATGATAAGGAATCAGGTCTCGTAATGGTTTCAGAAAATGAGTCAGAGGTAAGCCCAACTACTGGTGAGCAAATGGAAAACATAGGTTTCGTTGAAAAAACGGATAATGAAAAGACAGACATGATAAAATTCTTAGTTGATAGTGCTAAAGGCATTAATACTTCTAAGATTAACAAGGAGGTACAACCTATGACAAAATCAAAAACACAAGTTGAAAAGACAGACGTAATTGAAGATGTTGTGGTCGCTCCAGAGGCAGATGCAGCAGTTGCAGAGGTTACTGAAGAAATTACAAAGGCAGAAGAGACAGAAACAACAGAGGTTGTTGAAGTTGAGAAGGCACTTGTAGATATCAACGGAGAGGCACCAGTTGCCGACTCAGTTGAAGCAGTAACAGAAGCAGTTGTAGAAGTATCTAAGTCAGAAGAGGTAATTGCAGAAGCAGTTACTGAAATGAAGAATACTCTAGAATCAGCCTTTAGCGATCTAGTGTCAACAGTAAAGTCTTTGCAAGCAGAAGTAGAACTTCTTAAGTCTTCAAAGGTCGATGTTGATACAGTAAAGGATTCATTTGCAGCAGTTGCAAAAGATATTGCAGCAGTATCAAATGAGTTTAATGAATTTGGAAAACGAGTAGACGCTGTGGAAGCAGACACCGCATTCCGAAAGTCTGGAGATATCGGCGATATCTTTCAGAATCAACCTGAAACGGTTGAAAAATCCCTATGGGGCGGTAGTTTCCTCAAAACAGCCGATCTATTCAAATGAACAAATCACTAGGAGGTGACAATATGTCAGAAGAAATAATCAAAAACCAGCCAGGCGAGAGTGCAAATCTAGGAGGAACAACTCCAGGTCTGTACCAAGGCCAAGGTGCTTTCGCATCAGGTGGAATTGGTGGAGTAAGTAACCCAGGTGCAGATACACTTGGAAATATTCCAACAGCAACTCTTGGATCTACAAGCGGAGCAAACGCTGTTAACCCTAGTGGTTCAGCGGCTTCTGGAATTTTGCGCCCTGAGCAGGCACGTCGTTTTATCGACTATGTTTGGGACGCAACAGTATTAGCAAAGGATGGCCGTCGTGTAACAATGAAGGCTAACTCAATGGAACTTGAGAAGGTAAACGTCGGTGAGCGTGTAATTCGTGCAGCAGCGCAAGCAGTTGGTAACTACACAAACACAGGTGCAACATTCTCTAAGGTCGAACTTACTACCAAGAAGATTCGTCTTGATTGGGAAGTAACAGCAGAATCATTGGAAGATGGTGTAGAAGGTGACGCTCTAGAAGATCACTTGGTACGCTTGATGACCAACGCATTCGCAAATGATATCGAAGATCTCGCTATCAATGGTGATGGTGCAACAGGAGCATTCTTGTCAATCATGCCAGGCTTTATCAACAAGGTAAAGACAAACGGAGATGCACATGAGTCAGTAGTGACCGTAGCAGATAATGCTTGGACACCTGATGTAATGCAGGGCATCATCAATGCAATGCCACGTAAGTATCGTGCACTTAAGAACAATCTTAAGTTCTACGCAGGTACAGATGCATTCGGTGGAATCGTTAAGAACAACGGTACACTTGCTGATGCAGTAGCAGAAGCATTTGCTGGACAGGTCCCAGGATCAACCCAGGCAAACCGCCAGTCATACCTTGATGGTATCGGACAGACATTCGGTGGAGCACGTACAACACGTGTTCTCGGAATTGAAGTTCAGGAAGTTCCTTACTACCCAGCAGGCTATATCGATTTGACATTCCCTGCAAACCGTGTATGGGGATTCCAGAGAGATATCACTGTAAACCGTGAGTACGTAGCGAAGAAGGATACAATTGAATACACTGTATTCGTTCGCTTCGGTATCAACTGGGAAGAAGAGGATGCAATCGCATTCGCTGACGCTGCTTCAGATTCATAATCTGTAAACAGTACCTTTAATGGGGGGCGGGAGTTCACTCTCCTGTCCCCCTTAATACTTTAATGATATAATACAAACAAGGAGGATACAATGGAAAATAATGATTACAACAAGCCATTTTCAGTAGAAAATGTAGAAGAGCCAGCACACGTTGAAGCCCCAGTGGTCGAGACACCAGCAGAGCCAGTAGTAGAGCCAGTCGTAGAGCCAGTAGTTGAGGCACCAGTTGAGGTAGCAGTCGAATCACCAGTTGTCGAAGCACCACCAGCAGAAGAGCCAGTTCAATCACTAGGATTTACAGAAACAGGTGCTATTGGATCAATGGCAGCAGATGGTCCAAAGAAAGATATTAAGCCAGCAAAGGATCTTGGAGACAAGGTCGCTATCTACTCAACAAGCAATGTTCGTTGGGAAGAAGCAAATGGAGCAATCTACAAGGGTGTTAATATTGTAACAAAAGACCAAGCAGACAAGTGGCTAACTCGTTCACATGTTCGCATCGCAACACCCGAAGAAGTCCAAAAGGTTTTAGGGTAATTTAGCATGGAGATATTGAGAGTTTCGCCATATGCAGAAGTACCTGCTAATTTTGTAATTCCTGCGGGGATTGTAGATGCAGATATAACTGTTACCATAACGGATATGGCGGACCTTTCAATTTCAACATCAACATTTACAGAGTCTTCTTCTGGAGAAACATTAGAGATTTCTTTGCCAGGAAAATATGACTCTTCATACAGAGTTGAGATTGTCAAAGATCTTGGAACATCAGATGAGCAAATTTTACAAGATGAGACATACGAGATAGTTAGACCGTATATTGATCCATCAACAAAAGCAACAACAGCATCAGACATCGCAGCCTATGCATTAAATGAGGAAATTGCTAGAGCAATTATTGACTCAATAATCCCAGAAGGATTTTATTATAAGAAAAAAGTTTTACATTTTACAGGAACAGGTGCCGACTATCTTCCAATCTGGGACGATGTTAAAAAAGTTTTAGCGGTATATGAAAACAATAAGTTAGTAGAAGATAGACAATACGAAGTATCATCAGACAAGACGGCGATTATAGAAAAGTCTTCTGATAACATCAATCGTGCAGAGTCTTCTCCACTAGTTTTACCAGCAGCAGCATCAGATTCTTTGGACCCACAGTTTGTATATAGAGGGTTTGGCAAAACATGGGACTACCTAATAACTGTTGAGTATGGATATACAACAGTTCCATCAGACATTATCAGAGCAACAGAGATGCTAGTCCACGATTTAGAGTGTGGAAAGTTAGATTATTACAAGAGATTTATTTCTTCTTACAACACAGATCAATACAGAATTCAGTTTGATAAGGGTCTTTTCGAAGGAACAGGAAATATAATTGTAGACAAGATACTTTCTAAGTATGCTAAGTCTATTACAAAACTTGGGGTGTTGTAATGACAGTTTGCGAAACTCCAGACTTCATGTTTCCAATGCAGGCCTCTCTTTATCACCCAATCATTGAGCAGGGTGACTTTGGAGCAATTAAAAAACAATGGGTTTTAGATAGAACCTTTGCCTGTAGTTTTTCATCAGGTGGATCAGCATTCAAAGAGGATGTAAAGCCAAATGTTAACATTACTCAGAACTCACTACTGGTCGGAAGAACAAAATCAGACATAAGAATATCTTCAAGAGACAATAAAAATGCACTAACAAACATATTAATAACGGATATCAAAGACCAAGAAGGAAATCTAATATACATGGAAACCTCTGGCGTTAGATCTGGAAAGCCAACTCTTTTTGAAATAGCAACATGCGAACCATTCGTAGGCCCTTTCGGAGTTGTAGAGTCATTTAAGTTAGTTATTAGAAGATCAGAAAATCAATCAGGTGACCTATGAAACCAGTATACAATTCTAAGAAGTTTAAAAAAGAAATGAACAACATTATGAACTACTCTATTGGTTTCTTGGACGGTGTTCAAAGAGGAAAGACTCCATTCTTAAGATCTTTAGGAGCACAAACCGTAGAAGTAATGAAGCAGTTTGTGGACTCAAATGCAAGGGTAAATCCAGAGATGCTTCACCATATATACGAGTGGAACAGAACAGGAAGCCCAGGGGCAAGACTATACGACATAGAGTTTACAACTAGTAATATCGGACTATCTTTTAAATCATCTTTCCGTCAATCATCATCAATCAAGGATGGATCGAAGGTTCCTTTCTACGACAAAGCAAGAATTATTGAAAGCGGAGCCTCTGTATTAATTAAGCCAAGAACTTCAGAGGTTTTGGCTTTTGAAGAAAATGGAGAAACTGTGTTTACAAAAAAGCCAATTAAGATTAGTAACCCTGGAGGAGAAGAAGCACAGGGTGGATTTGAAAAAACACTAGATCTATTCTTTAATAGATATTTTTCACAATCATTCTTGAGAACTAGTGGAGTTGCAAAGTATCTTGAAAACCCACAGGTATATAAAAAGAATTTAAGAGCAGGGAAAGCAAGAGGAAGAAGCAAGGGCGTTTCAGTAGGATACGTCTGGGTTGCTAATGCTGGAGTAGGTGCATAATGGCAGCAGCAATTCATCATCCACCAACAATTATTAATGCTTACTTAGCAGCCAAGATTGGTCCAAGTTTTGGTTCCTCTGGAACTACATACTTTTTCCCTACACTTCCTACCCAAATAGACGATCTCATAAACACGTTTCCTCAGAGTAACGGTGTCTTTGGAGTATACGACAGAATGTTCAAGATGAGAAGAGAGGCTTTTCCATACATTAAGTGTGAGCAACTCTTATATTATTTTTATTCTGTAGGTGAGGATGCACAAAAGAATATGATAATTACTCAGCAAGAGATAAGTGATCTGCTTGATAATGGTGATGACTCAGCAAAAGACCTAAATGAGTGGGCTGCAGCAAACATAGACTACGAAACAATAGACTCCAAGCCATGCTTCTTTCATAACTTCAAGATCTATCAATTAGAAGAGACACGAGATATTGTTGACTTTGCCACAGCCCGTACTTATGCGGGTAACAAGATAATTATTGACTATGACTGGCACCCAGAATATGTTTACCAGGGTGCCCCATGTGAAAAAATAGGCATTGTAAAAGGTAGTTTTACTTGCATAAAGACAGATGAAAATAAGTTAGTCTGGGATAAAAACACCTAATAAAAAGCCTGTATAATTAAGGTGAGGAAACAACCCCCTTTTAATAAAATGAAAGAGGTGAGATATATGGCATACAGCCGTGGTTCAAGTAGTAACATCATCGTGGGTGCAGCAGCACTATTTACGCATGATGCAGGTCCAATCGGACTAGATGAGGACGGAAAGATTACCGATGCTCAAGCAGCAACAGATCTTCCACCGTTAACAGCATCAGCAACATCATACAAGACAACATTGTCAGCAGACAATGCATACACAAATAT